CAAAGTAATTATCGCACCAATAATTTCGGTGAGCGTGGCGGTATCAATGACACCTTTGGCGACGAGTGTACCACCGATAAATGTTAGCAAGTGGCGGAGCAGAGCGATGATGGCTGATTGCATAAGGTTGGGTTTGTTAGGGTTGCGCTTAAATAGTCCCATGGTTGTAAATGTTATTTGGTTTGCGGTGTTGCAAATTCTTTGTAGTCAGCGGCGTATTGAGCGTCCCAACCGAGGAAGGAATGCACCCCGCAAGGCGTGGGCCAAACGATGTAGGGGTTGAGCGATGCAGGACAATCGTCTTGGAATAACACATCCACGCAGACGGTGTTATCTATCTCACCGACTGGCACGGCAAAGTCCAGCGGTTGCATGGATGCGAGCAACTTGTCAGCGGTTGCTTGGTTGGGGAATGCGAACTTGCGGAAGGTAGCCATCTTAGAGGGTGGTCAGCGTTGCGAGTTCTGCGTTGGTAAGGCGGGTCGTGTAGAGGGCTGCGGCACGGATGCGGTTGTTGAATTGGTTTAAATCCGAAACATCTGCACCAAGAGTGACTTTGCTGAAACTCAATGGAACATTCCTTGTCGTAACTGTTGGAGTGTAAGCAACGCCATTCATAACCACCACATAATCATTCTGCTTGTACCCAAGCGCAATTTTGTAAGTTCCAGCAGGGATTGTTGCAGGGAACGATGGGTGCGAAGAATTGCTAATAGAAAAATCTGCACTCGACCCCGAAACCCTTACAAGAAAATCTAACCCATTGATTGCCGAATTAAATCTGCATTGGATTCGATTGTTACTTGTGCCATCGCTCAATGTGACGAATCGTCCATCACCAAGAACCCTCACATCCACCTCCGCATAAATCGTCCCCTCCGTCTGCCCGATGGACCCGCTGACCGCTCCGCTCACGGAGATGACATCTGCGCTTCGGCTTCCCGTGCCTGTGGTGGTGGGGATAAAACTTGTGGGGACCGAACTGAGTTCTATCTGCGGGGCAGCGAAGCCCATCGTTGTGCCGACTGCGGAGTTGGTTGAAACTGAAACCGCACTAACTGGACCGAAGGCTAAATGCGTTCCTGTTGCTACTGCCGTCATTGTAAAGGTTTCGGAGCATCGGAATACATCCGTTCCAAATCGCTCAATTCTGCGAATGCGGTTTGTGGTTGGTGCGGTGTCCACATTTGAGCCACTCGCAAAAGAACCGCTTACATCAAACCCTGAACCGACTACTCCTGACGACATCGTTAATTGATACCCGCCAATCGTGTGCGCTCCCGTCTTTTTCATTAAAAAACTAACCGTGTAAGTGCTACCACTTGCAAGGGCCACATTGTTGTTGAATCGCACAAATCTTCCTGCTGCGCTACCAATTCCGCTCCCACTCACGGCAACGGTCAAGTTGTTCCCCGAAACCCCAATAACATCAATGGCTCCGCTTGTAAGGTTTGCGCCAAGCGTCCAACTCGTCGTGGTGTCCGTAGAGTTGAGGATTCCATTCGTCCCCGCAGGCTCCACCAAAAGAGCAGGACACCCAACCGTTCCGCCGCTTGTGTAGTAGTCCAAGCGGGGGATGCCGCTGGCCACGGATTCAATCAACCCCGCAGAGTTGAACCGCCGTGCCTCGGTGTTGCGGGTAACGGTGAAGTCCCCCGCCCCGCTGGTTGGAATTTGGGAGTATAGTTTCCCCGTCTTGGAACGATAGGGGACAATGAGTAAAGATGGTGCTGCGGGCATTAGTCTAAATTATAGGTGCGAACTTGGAGGCAGTTTTCAAAAAGGGTTTCTTTGGCCGTGGCTGAATCGGCATCGCAGCGAGTGTTGAACACCGCCCACACCGTATCGGTCCACACGAAGAAATTGTAATCTTGGAAGGTGGCAATGAATCGGGCTTGCAGGCAATCGTTGCTTGCGGTTTCGGCAGCGGTTGCGCCGTCAGCAGATGCACGGACATTGTAGGCAGCCCAATAAGGGTTGCCTGAACCGCCAAGAATAAGCGAGCGGGGATATCCGTATCCGTAGCCTAAAAACATCGCTTACAGGAATGTATAACCGATGACGCTACCGACGCTTGGAGTGACCGCCGTAATCTTCCCGCCATTGCGTCCCGATATAACGATGCCAGCGGACACGGACTTGCCACTCATAGCGTAAGCGGTCAGCAGGTTTTCGCCTCCTGTACCCGTGAGGGTCGTAAAGGTTGCGGCGGCATTCACCACGATGAAGTCAAAGTTCTCGCCCGTGACGGCTGCGTCCACGAATTCCATGGTTCCGCCCTGTCCGAGCATTTGTTGTAAGATTGGAGTTGGCATTGCTTGGGGTATTTAGGGTAAATGTAGGTTAGGTCGGAATTTCACAAATGTTGTGGCCGTATGGCAGTTGGAATGACATCGTAGCCACCCACCCCGCCGTGCGGTCGTCACGGCTCTCCACAAACCTCGTAAGGCTGACGCTGGTACTTAGGGTCCACTCTTGCGTCGGGTCGTTTGTAAGGGCTGAAATAAAGTCCTGTGCGATTTGCAGTTGGTCGCTCAAAACCTCGTCTTCGTTATCCTGCCAGCCAAGCGTCGGACTGCCCGAAACCACTCCGCCCATCGTGGCAATGGATTCCACTCGGTCAGAAAAATAGACACCCACAGTAAGAGCCAAAGTCCCAGCATCCGTACTCGCTGACTGAACATCCGCAAAGACGAGCGGATAGACGATTCGCTCACGGCTTGGGGTTCGCAGGTTTATCGTGTTGTCCGTTCCGATGGCAAGCGGGTCGCCCGTCCCGAAGGAATTTACCTGCGGATGAGCATTTGCAAGCGCAAGGAGTGCCTGCTTTATTCGTATCCAAGACATAGGCTTGTAGTTTCAAAATGTTTTTAGAGTGTGCGCCCATTGATTTCAGCAGTTGTTGCAGTAGGGGTCGTATGGCCAAGGGCGGTCCAAGCCAGCACCACGGCGGAGGGTCCGAGCGTCCAAGGCCATCCCCGTGTTGTAGTTGGTTCCGTTCGGGTAGATGGTGTCCAAGGCCGATGGCGGGGAGTTAAAGAGCGGATAGTTTGCCTTCTGCTCCATGAGGTAGCGGGTAATCCTTTCGGAGTACCACTCGGCATCGTTCTTCACTTTGTCGGTGAGGCGGGTAATCTCGTCCATGGACATTTGGGAACTTTCCTCGCTGGTACGGCGGACCATTCCCTTGTTCATGTACTTGAACGCAAGCACCATCGGGAGTTCGTAGTACAACCATTGCACCATAGCGGGTTGGATGTAGTCCTCCAGCAGGGTGGTGTTCAGGGCCGTGGTCGTGCCGCTTACCACCTGCGTCACCATTTCGCTATAAAGAGCAGACCCAACGATAGGCTGAATCCGCATCTCTTGGACCTTCACGATGGTGGGCCGTATCTGCGTAAACGATACATTCTCGTTGATTACGGAATTGTCCAGCAGGGTTTGTTCGGATATGAAAAGTGCCTTCATGCTTTCGTGATTTTATTGCCTTTGCGGATTACCAACTGCTGCTCCCACACATGGCGGCATTGCGGTCTATTCACTCCGCTGGCCGTGTGATACCAACCGCCACGGCGGTTCCAAACGCTATAGCCCATGATGTTACTGATGCCGTTGATGTCGTCCCTTGTGTACACCTTGCCTTGGTCAGCCAAGTCCAGCATCACCTTGCAGAACTCACGGCTCGTCCGTTTGTCCTTGTTGCTGAAACCCGCCGCCCAGGAATATTTGTAGCGGACCTCCAGCACGGGTTCGGCCACTTCCTTGATGTTTTTGGGCAAGCCCTGCTCAGCGATTTGGTCCACGGCACGGGCGATGGGGTAACGGTCTTTTGTAATCAAGTAGGCCACACGCTTGGCGACCTTCGCTTTGCTGACCCCGAACTCCTTGGCCATTTCTTCCACGGAGGCATCCCGATTCTTCTTGCGGTAGGCTTCAATCTTCTTGTCAAGTTCAACCTCTTCCTCCCCAAGTTCTGCGAAGGCTTGACGCACTTGGTCGTCTAAGTCGGCATCAAACCGCATTGGCTTGGAATGCATGACCACATAGTCGTCCGAACTGCTCCCAAACTTACTTGCGACCACCTCCAAGACCTTAAACTCTTCCTCGCCCCATCCGTAGTCCTCGGTGTCCTCCTCGCCCCACATAGGCTCGGAAAACGCTTGCTCCTGCACGCCAAGCAGGGTGTTCACTTCTTCGGGGGTCAAGCCGAAACCAGCGGACAACATCGTGCGGGCCATCTCCAAGGTAATCTTTTCCTGCGCATAGTGGCGGACGATTCGCATGAGGTTTTGGTACTCACGGCCCGATAGTTTCTTGATGTTGTCGTTCCCCATCATGGCGGGGGTTTGCGGTTGCTCGTCGGGTTGGGGATTCGGACCCACTACATCCGAAGGCGTGCCAGCGGGAGTCATCAGTCCTTGGCCCTCTGCCTTTGCAGGAAGCGATACAAGCGCACGGATTTCGTTTGGTGACATTGACTCCAGCACCTTGTTTGCAACGAGCGGAGAGAGGCTATTAATGGCCGTGATGACATCCTGCACGCTGCTTTCGGTCTTAATCTCAATAGCAGGCAATCCCGCTTTCTCTCGGAGTTCGGTGGGTGTCATTGCTTGAATCATTGCGTTCTCGCTTAACTGCTCGGTAATCGGCTCCACGGGAATAAGTTCCATGCCTTCCACGCCGTTGAAACTACCCAAATAGTTTATCATTCGCTCCACCTTCCTCACTCGGTCGTTCACATAGGTCGCTTTGAATAGTTCGTACGCCTCCACCAGTTCCTGCCGTCCTCCCAGTTGGCCTTCGGTCTTGACACCAAAGAGCATGGGGTTCACGACCCTGTGCGAAATAAATATTTCCGACTGGATGGCCTTGTTCAAAATCTCAAACTGCTTGTCCATGTCGCTCGGCGTGAGCGGTTCCAAGGTGGGAGCCTTGCTCACATCGTCGTTGAAGGTCACCACGAAGCGGCCAGCATTGTCGGTCCCGCTGAACTTGCGTTTAATCTGCCGCTCAATGTCGCCTTGCTCTTCGGGGGTCGGGATTCCGTTGTTGAAGTTTATGAGATACCCACCCCAAAAGTTGTTCCGCAGGTTGTTGTTGTGAAAGTTCGCCACCTGCACATCGGCCTCAATCCAAGCCAACCCTCCCATGTATTCGGGCAGGGGATAGGACTTCACGCCAGCGGCATAGACCCTGTAATAGAACAACTGCTTACCTATGCGGTTGTCTGCATCAAAGGCGGGGATTTTCTCTACATCGCCGATTTTGGGGTAGAGTTGGACCATGGCATCGTCGTACCAATCGGCCACCTGGAACATCCGCTCGTCCTTGTCCACTCGGATTTTTTCAAAGGGGATATGTTCCATCTTCGCAATGGTTCCCATTTTGTTCCATGTAACCGCAACCGCAAACCCGTTGAATAGTTCCAAGTCAAGGACGAGTTTCTCGGTGATGTCATTCAAGTCGTCATGCTCGCTCAACCCATCAAAAAACTTGGCGTAGCGGGCTTGTTGTTCAACCGTCATCTTTTCGCCTGGTTGCCATCCTCCACCGACGATGTAGTTCACTTTGCCGTTCACAATAGCGTTGTGCTTGCTGCTTCGGCGGTAGTTGTCCAACAGGTAATAGGGGTACTCGTTCAACGCCCCGTAGGTGATGTATTTTCCCGCTTTATTTTCAAGCATGACGGGGACCTTGTGTTCAATCCCAAGCCATTGGGTGAATGATTGCTTTATACTCATAGCGTGTGGACGGTGAAGTTGAGGGAGGTAATCGTGATGGCTCCTGGGTTGGTGACGGCGTTGATGTAGATGGTAAATTCATCGTTGACTGCCCCTTGCAGAATCGCTTCAAGGGTCACCGAGTGGCCCTCCGAGTGAGCGGTCGTGATGTCGGTCATGGACTGCTGAATGACCGTTCCGTTCTTGGCGATATAAACCTTGATTTGGTTGCCGTTGCCCTGCGAGAATACCATGCTTGCCGACACCCGCAAGGCCGCACCAGTCGTGCCTGTGTAGGTCAGCGATGTGGTGGTCCGTGAAAAGTTGTAAGTTGAAAGCAGCCCCAATTTCATTGCACTCGTTAACTTGACCGCTTGATTCAGCGTTGGGGTCCAGTTGGTTGATTGGTCAATGTAAAGGTTCGCCACGCCCCGCTCTCGGTCAAGGGTTGCGGTGTCTGCGAGGTCGTCGAATAGTCCACCCACACGGGCGGCGGTGTTCGCTCCTGCGGCGGTTTCGGATGTGATGGTAGCAGCAGATGCCGCCAACTGGCTTCGGGTTTGTACGCTCATGCGAAAGAGGGGTCAAAGGTTTGGTCAAAGACACCCTCGTCGGATGCCCCGAAGACGGTGTACTGGATGGAATTGGCGTAGGTGTTGAAGGTCAGCGAAACTACTTGGACATACGCCAAGCCCGTTTCAACCACCGCAACGGCTGCACCAACCGTGGAAGAGGTATCGTAAACTTCATACTTATACGACCCCGTTTCAAGCGACCCCACGGCAAGCGAAAATTTGTCATAGCGGTTGGTGTAGTTGGAAAGGTTGGCTGATTTCAGCAGGGTGAAGTCGGTGGTCAGGTTCTTGGCGATGTTCGTGAGCCGCAAGATGTAACGGTCGCCCGTGCTTGCCCGCTGCGTCCAAGTGACGACGATGGTGTTCGTGGTGTTGGGGGATAGGTATATCACTCTAACCCTAAATGTAGGATGCGCCCGAATTTCACAATTTGCGCCCGATACTGCGGTAGAGTTCGGCCCTCCGTTCGGCGGTCTTGCTGATGTCAAACCGCTCCCTAACATCCTTGGACAACTGCACGGCCAAGGAGCGAGCATAGTCGGGTTCGTTCACGAACTTCCTCACCGCCTTGTACCAAGCGTCTTTCTTGCCGTAGGGTATCAGCAACCCGTTGTGGCCGTGAGTGATTATGTCGGTGTAAGGGATGGTTTCGCTTGCGATGATAGCCTTGCCCATCCAGCCTGCTTCCACCACTTTCAATTCGCTTTTGAGGCGGTTGAACTTGGTGTCACGCAGGGGTGCGATGGTTGCGTTGATGAAGTTGTACCCGCCCACATAGGAGTAGATGTCCGCCGCTTGGATGCGGCCGTAGTTCTTGTTCAGCCCCTTGCAGGAGAGCATCCGTTCGTAATCGTCGTACACGGCGTTCCCATCGTTCCACCCGCCGAGGTAAATCTTATACCTCCCATCCAGCGACTTGTCGTGGGCCAGCAGGCTGAAGGAATGCTCCACCAAGGCGATGTCCTCTTGGTGCTGCGCCCCTCCGAACCATCCGATTTTAAAGAGGTGCGGTTCGGGTTCGGCGTTCGTGTCGGGGAGGTATTGCTGGTAAGCCTCGTAGGGTTCGTTCGGCAGGATGGTAACGGCCTTGTTGAGCAGGCGTATCTTTTGTGCGAGGTGTTCGGTGGTGGTGGTCACATGGTCGGCAAGTCGGATGTGTTCACGAATCTGCTCGTCCAACTTGGTGTCCAGGTAATGCCGATACATGATATGCCCCGATTCCAAAACCCAGTAGTCATCGAGGTCCAAGATTACCTTCGCCCCAAACGCCGTGAGAGCCTCGTAAACCTTCCGAATTTGCTCCAAGGTACCTTGGCACCACAAGCGATTAAATAGCCACACATCGACCGTCTTTAGGTCCTCGTCCTTGACATTCCCGATGTTGTCCACGCAGACATAATCGAACTCCGTGTAGTTGTCACCGAGGTAGGCGTTCGGCATCTCCAAGCGGTAGAAGGAACACCCCGTCGGGTGGGCGTTGTAAACGATACAAATTCTCATGCCCAAAGGTACAAAAAAAAGGGCCACCCCTTGCGAGATGGCCCAGACCACTAAACCATGCGGCGTATGAGAACCGCAGGTCAAAGATAGTTTACGAACCGCTGATTTGGTTTGTCAATGCGGTAAATGTTGCAGCAGCGATGTTCAGCATCGGTTCGGGTTCCATCCCCGTCAGCGTCATTTCGTAGCCGCTCCTGTCACCGAATGCAGTACCAGTTCCAGCGGTTCCAGCGGAGGCTTCCAAGCCATTTGCAGCACCAAGCAACCAATAGCGTGCGTTGTTGTCAAGGACGATGACCAGCAGGCGATTTCGAGCCAACAGGCGCAACTCATTGCGGACGGAGGTCTGCAACTTGTTGATGGTGAAAGTCACTTCGGGCGTGTAGAACAAAGTTCCGTTTTCGGTGCTTGCGTTCAGCGTTTCCGTCATGCTGGAGGTGGCCTTGGTCAAGTCATACTCAAAGAAAGACCCCGACACCGAGGAAGGAGTGAATCCAGTTACCAATCCGCTGCCGTTCGTGTTTACGGAACCCGTAGCGTTTAAAGTTTGGACATAAATAGTTTTGATACCGCCGACGGCGTCACGGCATCCGAGGGCGTAGCCCGTAGTTAAGGAACAAGACATAGTGTATTTTTAGAGGGTTTTGTTATACTAAAAAAGCGGGGGGAAGTTTCCCTCCCCCCTTACACTTAGGCCAATCTCCAGTCAACAACGAGGTCTGGATACGCCGTGTTCACGCCAATTTTTAGGGCACACTGAAAGCGTACTTCGTCGTTATCGCGTGAATAGTAGAGGCTAAACTGCTCTTCGTCGGAGAGCAAATCGGTCCCATAGAAAAAATTACCTAAGTAACTGCAAACCAAGCGGTTGTAACCAAGCAAGCCTGGGACTGCAACTACACGAACATTCGTACCAGGGTAGATGATGTCGCCATCAGCCAACCCTTGCAAGTCCACTTGGTTATACATGACGCTGGCGGTGGACTTGAACGCTCCAATCAATGTTCGGAACACATCCCATCCGCAGAAAATGACCAAGTCGTTGCGGGTCAAGATGGCCTGCGGAATGCGGGTGTAGATGTTATCAAAGATGCTGATGACATTGTTTGTGGTGATACCAACGGAGGCAGACACGGCAGCGGTGTTCCCCGATACGGTTGAACCCGACGCAGCGTTGAGGATAGTCAGCAAACCAGTCACCAAGGTAGAACCCGACCAAATGGCGTTCTCCAACGCTTCAGCGATACGGAGGGCTTTCTGCTCGGAGAATGCCTGCTCGAATGGAACGCCGTCATAATTTGAACCAGCGGTCAACTGCGACTGCATCCAGTACTGCTCTAAGGAACGAGGGCAAAGAGCCTCTTGGATTTTCAAGGGAGCAACGGTGATGGTACGCTGCGTGAAAGTGGTTGTACCTGATGCAGCACCTGCGACATTCCATCCGCAAGCCGTTCCTGATTGGAAGGCCGCATCCGTGTCCATTAGGTTGAGGGTAGCAGCCGACTTGATGCCCACCTGCTTGGTGAACAAGGAAGCGGTGCGGGCGGAGAATACCGCCTTGGTGATGAGGGGGAGCCGCTGCTGCTCGGTGTAAGTAGTCAGCGGGGAAACGAATGAATAACTCATGGCTTTGTTTTAAGGGGATTTAAGTTTATTTGGATTTTTTGAGGTTTTGAATTGCTTCGGCGAGGGCATTGAAGTTCTGCGTTGCAGCGGCCTTCCGTTGCTCCACAATAGCGGAGGCGGTTGGCTTGGGGGCTTCGGAGGGAAGTTCTGCGACCTTCTCCACGATGTCGGTCATGGTTTCCATTTGCGATGCAAATGCGGCCATCTTGTCCTTCATCTTGCCCATTTCCACTTCCATGGCGGCCTTCAGTTCATCCATGATAGCGGCAAGGTGCTTGGCGACGATTTCTTGAACGGCTTCGGGGGTAAGTCCTACTCCAGGAGCGGCAGGGGCTTCGGGTGCTTCGCCTTCGGGGGAAACCTCGATTTCTACCTCTTGGGCCGCAACTTCGGCAGCAGGTGCTGGGGCTTCGGCTACAACAACTTCGGTGATTTTTCCACCTTCGGTCTTGATTGTACCAACGCCCTCAACTTGATGCTCACCATCAGGAGCGGGCAGGGTTTCGTCTTCGGTGATTACATAAACGGCAGTACCTGCAACGAGGTCGCCGTCCACACGGACAACAGTACCATCTACCAACTTGTAGTCGGCAAAGGATTGCTTTTGGGTTGTGAACTTGCGGAGTTCGGTCCGCAGGGTCATGATAGCGTCTTTCAAGTTCATATTATTGGGATTTGTAGGTTGGGTTGATATGTTGCAAAAAGTT